TCCCATTTATGTGTTCTTTTTAAATATTAGCCACACTATTAATCCTTTTCCTGCCGTGGAACTTCCTATCTGGTCTATATCGAAAGTCACTTCTGCATTGGCTGCTATTGCCGTGTCTGATATTACCGCTGCCGTGGCTGCCGTTCCAGATGTCTTTTCACTTGCGTCGATGGTCAGCTTCGTCGAAAATATCGTAGTACCACCGTCGTTAATATCCACGATTATCGTACTCCCTACCGGCGCGGTTAATACGCTGGCATAAACAGCCGTGACCGTAATAGCAAAAGGAAAGGCTACATACCCTTTGGAAGTTCCTGTTGTCAAATCGGTTGTAAGGTCACTACAAGCCACCGCCTGAGTCATATACAAACTATCGCCTTTGATTATTGAATCCTCAATATCCGTCCAGTTCTGATCCAACTGAGTGGGTGTCAGATTTACGCTTAACTCACTTCTTTTTACTAGGTTTATGTCTGCCATCGACTTCTGTTTTTGTTTCTAGTTTATGTTTTATTTCTTCAAAAAAAACATTCAGTTTTATGATGTCCTCCTTTTTAGGTTTGTTTCTTTTTATACTCATAACTCCTCTTAAAGCTCCCATCCGCCGAATTGTGTTTTCTTGCTAGGTTTAATATCATCATCCGTATTCGATGTGTATTGTGCAAAACTGCTTTGGTTGTACTTCATATAATCTACGAACCTTTTTGAGTAATACTGTGCTATATTGCGTTGATATTGTACCAGCGAATCTACATCGGCTTTTGTGGCTGCTGTGGCGTTTTCTGAGGTGTGGCGATATATGCCCTTGTTAGAGATCGTCATAGCAATGTGGGGTATTGCCTCAACCAATCCCCAATGTATCGTCAGGGGCTTTATATAGTCGTCTATCAGCGATGTTTCCGAGTCAGTGCCAGTAGTTAGGTCGCCTGCCGTTATTCCTGCCTGTAATCGGGCGTGAAGGTCTGTTCCAAGTAAATTCTTGACGTGAACATCATGGGCTATCCACAAAAAAGGGAGAAGGACATCCGGGTCGATATTCCCGCTAATGGAACTCTTGCGTTTTAAATCCTCTGGTTGTGTATATAATACCTCTGCCATTTTAAACTATCATTTATTTATCTTCTGTTCTATAATCAGGATGGTGTCCGTGATCGGGCATATCCCGTGGCGGGGTTTTTGCATCTTCGTACTGCGCCCCTTTTGGTTTGAACCGTTTAGGAATAGTCTTTACAATATCCGAACTACTCAATGCCTTGTCCTCCCGGAAAGTTCCGTCGGTCTTTTTCTTCAGTCGATACAACTCCTCACTGAAAATATGGGTACACCAAACACCGCCTTTGTAGCGTAGCAAATTATAGTTCCTTCCGTTGTGACCATGTGATTTATTCACGCCCTGGAAAGATGCCTGTATAATATCTTCCCTTCTATAAACCACCCCTTTATCAGTACGTGCCATCATAGCCACGCAGAACGGTCTTGAAATACTATCGGCTTTTTCTTCTATCGGGCTATCTCCTTTTTGATAAGAGAACCTTACTTTATAAAAGGACTTATCTAATTTGCTTTTACCACTGGGTTTGGATTTTATTATTCTTGCCAATAAAGTGAGGTTTCCACGTATGCATCGGTTTGCCCAATCATCGTGACTGTCGTTCAGTTCGTTGTATTGGCGTGTTTCTACCAAATCCCAATCTTCTGATACGTCCTCGCCTTTTAGAAATTCAAGTATTTTTTCTCCCTCGTCATCTGATAGTTCTACTTCTTCAGATAATTGTGTTGCATTTATTTTTCCTTCTTTTAAAAATTGCAGTTCCTTAACAACTAATTTTAAAACCGGAATATCATTATTAAAATCAAATCCTTTCCTTCGTTCTATATTGTGTTTTATTCCCTCAATAGCCTTATCAATATTGTCAATACTTGCTTCATTTCTAACATCAAAAACCCTTCCTATTCCCGTTTGTTCTAATGCTGAATCAGTCCATCTACTAACTTTTTCTCTAATAGATTGTCCATATCTATCTACTTCATTTAATAAATTATTGTCTTTTGTTCCCCACTTTCCGCCCTTGCCTCTTGGCTGGTTAGGGTCAAATCCTGCTAGTTGAGTTTCTTGTGTTGTCTGCCCTGTTTCTTCTTCTTTGGTTTCTTCGTCCATCCCCTCCGTGTCGACAAACTCCAATGGGTCTATCGGTATAAAATAAAGATTCAGCACTATGTCGTTAATCATCAATATCTCGTTCAAAGCGTCTATAAATTCTTGTTGTATCGGTTGTACCTGATAGTTGCCAAAGGCTCTAAATTTATTTATCAACTCCTCCGCGTTGTTTGAGAATCCTTGTGAGTCTTTGTTAAAGCCCAATAGTTCTGAAGGTGCCAGGTGTCCTGTCAATAGTTTTTGTTCGCATTCTTCAGATAGATAAGCATAATGCTCAGGTGCATTATCGAGACTTATCTTCTCTACACTAACTGCACTTTCTACACCTTCGTTGAAAGAAACCACTACAGGCTTTCCAGTTGCCCCTGTGACTGCTGAAATAGTGTCTTTCGTTATCTCTTTACGCAACTCTTCTGCTGGCACTCCGTTATTGTAATTTATAATAGTAGTAGGTGTGAAAGAGTTTTGTGCTTGGTTTATTTGATAATCTCCGATTTCTTCCTCAAGTACGGCATAAGCCAATGCTCCGGTGTAACCTTCATCTTCGCCGAAGTAATCAGAATCCCCGCCCTCGTCTCGAATTATGTATATCTCACTTTCTTTTCGATTGCCAAAGCCAAAGGCAGGAATCCTCTTTATTGTGTCACGCAGCACACGGGTTTTCCAGTCGGGGTGATAATACCACGCCTCTATTTCCCCGTCTTGGTTTTTCTTTTCCGGCAGTAGAGTCCGCATAGGGAAATAAGTTATAGATGTTACTTTTTTTGCGGTGTAGGTAACTGCAAAAGCAGCCATCATCAGTCGTTTTCTGTCTCCTATTGCTTTTTTTAAGTCCTTATCTTTTATTATACCCTTCATTGCGGCGAACTGTCCGACATTGCTTACTGCATCGGTAGCCATTAGTCCTTTTCCGTAAATAAATCGCTTAAAACCCGTTATAATAGCTCCGTTGGTAGTGCTGCCTCTTGCCCTGTCGATCAGGTATTGATAAAAACCATTAGGATGGTCGTATTCCGCATAATTCTTAACACGGTACTCTACCCATTCTTTATTGAATTTTTCCTCTACAATAGGCGAAGTATAAGCCGATAGCTTGACTATGTGAACAGCCCCGGTAGAGGTTTCTTCGCCATTTTGGTTTTTGTTTTTATTTATGAGTTTTTCCATCATCTATAAATAAAAGTATTTGTTGTAACACGCTCTGTAAAAAAGTTATTGTTTACACTGTAATCTGCCAATGTCTGATTCGTGACAAAAACTTTGGATTTGAATATCTCAACGCTGTTATGTGTTACTGTAAGCATATAGTCACGCTCCTCTTGTAGTTCCGGGATGGCTTGGTCAAAGTAGGTGTAATAACGATCTGTAACCAATGTAACGGTGTCGGTTGTAGAGGTGTTCTCAGTCTCATCAGTGAACACGCTTGTAGCCGTACCAACCTGAAGGGAACGTGCTATGAATTTCACATTCTGGGAGTTTGCTGTTTCTTGAAGATATATCATATATAAGTTAACGTTTGCGACTACGTTTTGTTTTTATTAAAAAAGTAAAAAAAAGGCTACCCTTTAGTGAAAAGTAGCCTCTATTAAAAAACTAAAAACCTCATTGTATTAAGTTCTATCAAGTCCCAACAGTCACAGATGTATTACTGGCATCGTCGATTATGCTTGCTAGTATGAAATTAGCCGGGTCTCTTTCTTTAGCAACTGCCGTCAAAGTATAGCCTGTGGGGTCGTTCATGTCCGCTCCGCTGTTTATTGTTACCTGTACGTCTGCGCCGTTCTCTATTCCCATCAGTTTGTAGTTTCCGTTTCTGTCCTCGATAACTATGTGAGGGCTTCCCCATGCAAGGA